TAAAAACTCTATTGAATCACCTGCTCTTACTACCACCTCAGTTAGATTACAGAATTGGTATGGACGCAAAATTATCTCACTGCATGGATTCGTACCAAAGTCATGGTTGATATCTCTTCTTTCATTCTTAGCAGCTTGTTTCTTTGATGCTGCCCTACTGAAGATACCACGTTCTCCTGACTTACTCTCATACAGGCTAGACCATTCCTTCATAAACTGACTCATATCAGGCTTCTCATCGTACATAGCAGAGTTGTTAGCCAATGCTCTTTGTGGGTTGTACTGCCACCATGACCCAGACTTACAGGCTCTCATCTTGTCATCTTCTAAGTCTGATAGAGATATCATAGCTGACCTTCTTACACCACCTACTACCACTACTTCACCTATCTTACACAGAATATCGTGACAATCAATAGATGATAATTTTCTACCAGCAGCCTGTTTAAACTTGAAGATACAGAACTCAAACAACTGCTTCAATGGTTCTGCTCCTGATGCTCTACCACCAAAGGTTTTCAACCTAGCTCCTGCTGGTCTTACTTTGGATAAGTCATACTTAGGTACTTCCCCACTATACAATAGGGCTATAAGCTGTCTCAGAGCCTTAGCCCAGCCTTCTTTGCTATCAGCTACTACTATGGTAGTCTCAGACTCAAAAAGTTTCTCAGGGACTTCTGGTAGCTTCTCAACATACTTATGCTCTACAGAGAACCCTACACCTGTACCGCACAGCAAGATATACATAGCTTCATCAAAGGCTTTTACATCATCAATAGGAAGATAAGAACAATTGTATCCAGCAGTATTATCTCTATCTAGTGCCTTACCAGCAGTCATAATAGCCCTCATAGATGGCATAACATCTAGGTTCTCTATTGCTTCCTGTACTCTTAGTTTTGTTGGTGTATCTACTACATGACCTATTTCTCTTTCTAAATGATTTACCATAAAGTCCATGTATCTCTGAACAGACTCACTCCAATCCTCTCTTCTCTGCTCTTCTTCCAGGTATCTTGCGTAACGGCTCTTTGCTATAAATTGGCTGTATGTCTTCAATCTCTTAACTCCTCTTCTAGTTCGTCTGCTTTCTCTTCTATCTTATCATTGAATCTATCAACGATATCTTCTGATGATATATCCAAAACCTCTAACAAGGAAATCTCGTCAAGGTTTTTAAGTCTATCACAAATGTCATGTATTGTCAATGCCATATTACCCCCAATTGCTACCTTTCGTCTCTTTTAATAATTTAATCATAGCTTTCAAATACCATTCAGCCTTCTCAGCATCTTCTAATGGTTTACCCTTGTGCCACATTCTGCTAATGTATTTGATTATGTTACCCTGACAATAACTGATAGATTCATACTCGCCTAGTGTATCAACTATGTAATCATAGGTTTCTATTGTTCCTTTGTTGTAGTGTGCTGGATGGTTTACTTTATCTTCTAGCTTCACTCCACCGCCTCCCATATAATATAAATCAGAAACATCATCATTTGAATCACTGTTATTTTTAGTTATAAAATTATCCATACTTCTTCCTTAAATATTTTAAACTTACAAACATCTCATCAAACTGACCATCCTGTACATCATGTAATACTACAATACCTCGCCAATGAGTGTTACCTTGCACTCCCATGTAGTCTTCATTATGTAGATAACAAGAACCAGCTATGATACAAGTTATGATAGAACCATCTGCTCTTTTACCATAGGCTACCTGTCTGCCTTGCTGATGACCTACTACGCAACTCTGGTGAGTCTTGTTGACCATAGCTGAAGCAGTACCAATAGGTCTGCCCATGACACCACTTACAAGGTAGTGAGAATATACAACCCCATCAATACTAACAGTATCAAGGAAATCAAACACCTCCCAACCAGCTTCTGAGTATCCGAGATCATCTGTACCAAGAGTGCCGTCGAGTTTAGAATCTCCTTCGACTGCTCGCTCAATTCTTTGTTCGTGGTTACCGAGCGTGAGAACCATTCTAGGTCGATATTGTTTCTTCTTGTCTTTTCTGCATCTTGCATTATATTCCCTCATAGGTTCTAATAATATATCCATAGCTTCTCTGGCTGCTTCTATATCATCTTTGTATCTTCTTCCTTCAAACGACTTCTTACCTACATCGTAGGATGATAGTGACGGCATATCAGCAAAATCACCAATCTGTACGATAACATCAGGTTTCTTGTCAACGATATATTTTCCAATCCACTCTAAGTAACTAAGGTCTACGCCTCTCTTTACTTGTGTATCAGGTATGATCAAATGTTTCAAGAGTTAGCCTTTCTCAATAGTTCAAAATAATGTTCAGCCCGAACCACACACAGAGGTATAGATCGGTTCTGTTTAACCACAACAACTGGTTCTGCATCACCAGGGCAGTTAGTCTTAGCTTGCTCATAGAAGCCATATACAGCAACCCTAGCCCTGCTTTTACATTCAATAGAAACATTTAGTCTCTGCCTCGCTGCTGGTGAAAGTAGGATATCTTCACCGCTACAACCCATGATAGTAGATCGTACATCATCACTAGTCAGGTTGAACTTGTCTATTATTAAGTCTCTTACCCATTGTTGTAGGCTTCTTCCTTTTCCTTTCTTGCTGCTTGTCTTCAAGTTCTATATCCTTTCGTTTTTGTATCCACTTCTTAGGTATATGTATCCTACAGTTGCTCTGGTCTTGTGATACAGTATTAGCCAAAGTCAAAGCATCTTTGGTTTCATCAACTACGAATCCTATGCTGGTACAATCATGTAATTCTGACTTGACACCTTCTTCCCATCCAACATCTGCTACTGCATCTGTCCAATATACTAGAGTTACTTTATCTGTTTTCATCTTATGCTCAAAATTTTGTGTGTTTGTGTTGATAGTTTCCATATTGGGTTATCCATAACATAGTTTATACAAGCCTTCGTGTTGCCTGGTAAGTTTTCGCCATCCTTCGGTTGAATAAAAAAATGATCAAAGTCTAATTCCTCAAACTCTCGTGGGTTTACCAGCTGGGGATATACCAGTTTTAATTCATTTCCTTTAATCTGTTCTAACTTAGTACCAATTTTAGGGCTTACGCATATCCAATCAATATCTTCTACACATTGTATAGTTCCGTTTGTTTCAATAGCTACTTCAAAATCAAAGTTGTGAAACTCATCTATTAAGTTTTGATCAACTTGCAACATAGGCTCACCACCTGTTAATACTACAAATTTTCTTTGTCTTGATTTATTTAAAGCATTATAAATTTTATTACAAGTTTGCACTAAAACCTGTCCACTGAATTTATCACCCCCAACAAAATCAGTATCACAGAAATTACACTCTGCTTTTTCTCTGTCTTCCTCTCTTCCTGACCATAAATTACAACCAGCGAATCTACAGAAAACTGCTGCTCTTCCTGCATTATATCCCTCTCCTTGAATAGTATAAAAAATTTCTTTTACTGTATACACCATTTTCTCCTAGGTTGTTTAGAATCTATTTTCGTAGCCATTTCGTTTGCATTTTTTTTACTGCTTTTGAAATTTCTAGCTACGTTTGTACTATCTGCACTAGCTAACGGATAAATACCATCACACTGTGATAACATTCTCATCCCATGCAGCCAAGGCAAATGTTTTCTCTTTTGATGTAGTAAATTAAAAACATCATTCATTCTTTCAGTCCAATCTTTAGCACCTACTTTCCAATACTTTCCAGAACTACCTAAACAAACTTTACTGTAATTATCACAAAGATATAATAAATAGTCTGTATCAAGTCCTAAATGCCAAACAGGTGCTGATAAATGATCAGGAAAATGCCATTCACTTAATAACTTTTTTTGTTCTTCTACATCACCATCAATAACATCTGGTATTACTGCCCAATGAGGAGGTTGTAAATATTCCTCTAACCAAAGATAGTATTTAGAAAGATTTACACTATCTCCTCTTGTGTAGCTGGAAAAAGCTCCATTATCAAACATAATGCTTTGAGCTAAATTTAACACATCTTGTAAATTGTCTCTTCTATAAAAACTAATACAAAAATGTTTACCTCCCATTTCTAACAGACTAGTTTTTGGATAGAGTGGAGTACCGTGGTAATGTATCATCTTGAGTATTCCGCTCCTACTCCTAAAGATTTTCTCTCTATTTGAACTTTTATTGGATTCCATTTCATAACTAATAATTTTTCAAAAACATATTTAGCTAAACCTTCCATAGTTCCACATCTAACATACATATTCAAACAACTATGATCTACTTCTTTTACAGCTTCTTTTAAATCTTTTTGTAATTTTTCCACTGATGGAGGGTCTAATCTAGGAGCTTCTTCTGTTGTAAATTTAGGTATAACTGACTCTACATAAGT